ATAAGGCCCGTAAGCGTTATCGTGGTCAAGGTATGTGACTTTTTACACCATTTATAGTTGATTTTTCGGTATCATGCTCCTTGAGTATGGTACCTTTTTAATTTTTCGGGATAGCAACCCCGTAAAAAGTTCTGTTCAACCTTATTTTAGGAGAAAACAGATGGCAATGAACCCAAATCCAGACAGAGACACCAAATACATGATGAAAATGTGGGGTACGAAGCGGTTAGTTACTGATTATGTACCCGAAAAGAAGAAAAATGACCCACCTTTAGACCGTTACTCAAGGCCTTGCGGTGGAAAAGGAGGTTTTGATGATTACGTTGAGAGGTGGCACTAAGAAAATACATATAAATAATAAAAAATAGAGGCAAAGTGTCATAGTAATGGCAGATCCAGACGACATTTTTAGAGTTACGCCGAGGTCTTTTAAGGATGTTGGTATAAATTTCAGTAAAAATCCACTGACTAACGACGTAATCGCAGTAAAAGATGAATCTGCCGTTACTCAATCCATCAAAAATCTTATCATGGATAATGATAGTGCGATCATAGTCACCTTAACATATCGAATTATTGGAGAACCTCAGATCATTAATAATAAATTCCTATTAGAGAGACCAGTAAGTTAATGAAACCATCAAATTTAACTACTCTAGATTTTAATGAGATAAGGGAATCCATTAAATCATATATGAGAACCAGACCTGAGTTCTCTGACTATGACTTCAATGGTTCAACGCTATCCTATCTTCTTGATGTTTTAGCGTATAACACTTATTACACTTCATTTAACGCTAACATGGCGTTAAATGAACTATTCTTGGATACTGCAACTATTAGAGACAACGTTGCAAGTCTTGCAAGAATGCTTAACTATGTCCCAAGGTCAGCAAAGGCTTCTTGGGGTTGTGTCACACTGGAAGTACAGACAGAATTCAACCAGACACAGGCATTCCCAGGAACAATCACCCTAAAGAAAGGAACTGTTGCTGGTGGTAATAACGGCAGACAGAATTTTACGTTCTCTATCACTCAGGACAAGACCGTAGAGGTAAACAAAACCACAGGTATTGCAACTGTAGGTCCATTTAAGGTCTATGAAGGTGATTTGCTAAGTTACACCTATACTGTTGACACTACAGTTAACCAAAAATTCATCATTCCTAACGATTGGGTGGATATTGACACTTTACAGGTATATGTAAAGCAAAATGCTCAGTCAACAACCGTTGATAGATACAATCTTGTTAAGAATATCACAAATATTGATAGCACATCAAGAGCATATTTCCTAAGTGAGTATGAAGATAGGAGATATGAGATTACTTTTGGTGATGGTATCGTAGGTAAGGCACTGGAAGACGGAAATATTGTAATTTTTGAATATATCAGAACTAATGGACCAGATGGAAACAATATTTCCACAATGGCCTTCAATGGTTCCATCATTGATTCTGACAATAGAGTAATTTCACCATCTAGAGTGAGATTAGAACTAAATCAGAAGACTCAACTTGGAGATAAACCAGAAACTCTAAAGTCAATCAAGTTCAATGCTCCAAGATACTATGCTGCTCAGAATAGAGCGGTTACAACGAAGGACTATGAGAACATTGTAAAGTCAATTTACCCAAATGCTAAGTATGTTCTAGCAACTGGTGGAGAAACACTAAGTCCCCCAGTATACGGAAAGATTTACATCTCAGTTAAGACTAAAAATAACACAAGACTGAACAATCTGTCCAAAAAGCAGATTATTGAAGATCTAAAACCATACTCAATGGCATCAATTGAGGTAGTGGTGCAAGATCCTGAGGAAATCTTTGTGGAATTGAACGTTCTAGTCGTAGCAGACACTTTCAAGAGTGCTCTATCGGCAAGTACAACCTCATCTCAGGCTCTTCCCGAAGGAACTGCCGATATTATCAAGGAAAAGGCACTAAATGCTATCAAGAGATTTGGTGCATTAGAGGATCTTGGCAACTTTAACAAAACTCTCTCAACTTCAAAGATCCAGAAAGAGATCCTACAAGCAGACAAGAGCATTGTTGATGTAATGCTTCAGGTGTCTGTCTTTAAACTATTAGGTTATCCAGCAGAGGAGCAAAAAGGATCTCCTACTACATGGGACGTTAACTATGGTATTGAACTTGATTGTTCATGTTCATCATCTCCTGGTGATGTTATTAGATCGAGTGGATTCTACACCGCAGATAGACCAAGTACTCTACAATACCTCGAAGATGATGGAGTTGGCAACCTAAGACAGTATTACATCTCAAACAACAAAAAAGTCTATACCAACAATAACGCTGGTCTATACGATTGCTCTACTGGTATCGTTAGAGTTGGTCCAATTAGTCCAGTTGGAGATGTAAACTTTATTCAACTAGCAATTAAACCAAAAAACCCTGCAAATATTGCTCCTGGAGAGGTTAGTGGAAAACTAATTGCTAGAAGTCTACTGACTCCTGGTAGAGTAATTTCATCAGAACCTACAGTAACTGAAATCGAATCATCAATACAATCAACGTCATCTACTCAACAGACCACAGAAGATACTTCCACACAAGGATCTGGTCTCGTTACAATTGATGGTCAAGTTGTCAATGCTGGATCTGGAGGAACTTCTGGTATTACTAGTGGATCACTCACTATTGGTGGCGTAACAACCTCTGGAGGTACAACTACCTCTCTCGGCACCTCAAGTACTGCAGGTACCACAGGAACCACTACAGGGGCATCTACGTTGGCAACAGTGAGCATTTCTGGTAGTGGTGGAACAACAGTAACTGCTGCTGCTGTTGCAACTCCTGGATCTGCAGGATCTCCTGGAACCTTAATTTCATTAATGCCACCAACAATCACTGTTGTTTCTCCTGGAAGTACTACAGTTGCAGCATTCGCTCCTGGAGGAATTGCCACAGCACCAGCAACTGCAATCTCATCAGCACCTCAAATCATTTCGTACCCAGCGTTAACTCCAGCAGATGACGCAGCCGGAACGAATACCTGCTTCGCATAAGTTTGTTAAATATAAGTATAGGAGATAGTAATACCAAATGCATAACTTAGCATCCGCATCCCTTTCTGTACTTAATCAAGTACCAGATTTCATCAAAGAAGAGAATCCACTTTTTGAGAGATTTTTGAGAGCATATTATAGTTCTCAGGAAAGGGGTGGCGGCCCTGTTGGTATTTTAAATAATCTACCAGATTACTTTAATCTATCGAAGTATGAGGTTGCTCAGTTAAGAAGCAATACAAAACTAATTTCTAATATTTCTTCTGACAGCAGAAATATTGAAGTAGAAACAACTGATGGTTTCCCAGATGAAAATGGAACCATCCTAATTGATGATGAGGTAATTTACTACGAATCTGTAAGAAAGTCTCCAAACGTTATTCTAACACCAGACATTTCATACACAGAGTTTAACAGAAAGTTAGTATCACTATTCAACCCATATAGACAATTTGATGGTATAAATTTTGAGTTTGATCTCAAGGTAAATAACGAGCCAGTATACCCACCATCAAATGAGCATATCTTCGTAAAGTTATACAATGAGTATCTAATTCCTGGTGTAGATTATCAAATCTTAGGAGACAAAATTAGATTCACTGTTCCCCCAAGACAGTATGATCCCATCAATCTTGGTGATACTAGTGAAGATATCAGAATTACATACTTAAAAGGTTTCCAAGAATCGGAGATCACGGTATTTGATCAGTTACCAATTCTGAATACAAACATTGAAGAAATTAGGTATGACTTCAAATTGAAGATTAATGGTGTGTCTTCTTCACCATCATCTACAAGTCTAGTTGTTGCAATTGTAGACGGACAACTTCTAGAACCAATTAAGGATTTTAGTCTTTACTCAGACACCATCATTTTCAAGGATTATCCTAGAGAATCGGTATTTGTTGCATACATCAATGCTCCACTACTTGATGTAGGTAATGGTGCATCTGCAGTATCTGTTGTAAATGACAATGGAGAGTTGGAGTCGATTCTAGTTAAAAATGGAGGATCTGGATATAAGGTTGCAAACACACCAAAGGTATCTCTAGTTAAGAGTACTGGTGTCAATGCAACTGCAGAGGCTCTCGTTAGCGGTCTAAAATCAGTAACACTAATTGGTTCGGGTAAAGGATATTCTAAGAACAATCCCCCAAGAATTGTAATTCAAAGTCCAACAAATATTGAAGGATCTGTTGCTAGAGGATCTGTTACCGTTAATGACCAAGGTGGTATTGATGAAATCCACATCACAGATAGTGGAAGTGGTTACGATTTCGTTCCAAGAATTCAATTTGTAAACCCATCTGGAGCAAAAGTTGGTAGTGTTGTAGTTAACCAGAATGGTGTAGTACTATCCGTACAGGTCCTAGAAGGTGGTTCTGGTTACACTTCCGCCCCACAGATCTATATTGATGAACCAAACGCGGGAAACGGCATTAGAGCACTCCTAGAGGGTAATATCAATGCTGCTGGAGAACTCGTTTCTGTAACCGTTGTTTCTGGTGGTGTTGGTTATAGTCAGACCGAACTACCAAGAGTTGCAGTAATTGAACCAACTGGTGCTCAAATCCTAGACGTTGAAGTTGATAGCTTTGGTAGAGTTATTGGAATTGAACTTCTTTCTGGTGGATTTGGTTATGATGACGTTCCTAGCGTTTACATCGTAGACGATAGAGTAGACAACCTAGGAAATCCTATTGGCGGAACAGGTGCAAAAGCAGTAGCAACAGTCTTTAATGGTGAAATCATTGACATCAACATTACTGAATTTGGTGAAAACTATTCAATCCAATTTCCACCAAAAGTATTCATTTCATCTCCAATTGGGGCAAAGGCATCCGCAGAAATTGGTATTGGTGAAATCACTGGTTTTAGAGTAATTAATCCAGGAAAGAACTACACCAAGTCAGAATTTACACAGTGTAGTAGAGGAGTAAGTGGAATCGTAGATTACGATTCTGAGGATAATGCTGTCTTTAGATCGGAATTGGATTCTATTGCAATTTCGCACTCAAGAGGAACTGCAGTAAAAGGATTAGATGCAGTTTTCCTAAGAAAGATCATGGAGAAGATTGCTTCTCAGTATCTTCCTGGTCTACCTCAACTTGATATCGATAATATTAATATTTCAAACGTACTAAGAACCGTTAAGGACTTCTATGCGTCTAAGGGTACTAAGAATTCTATTTCATACCTATTCAAGATTTTATACGGTGTAGAAATTGATGTTACTTATCCAAAGGATCAGATCATCAAACCATCTGCAGCAACATGGTCTATTGATACAATTCTTCGTGCTAAACTAGTCTCAGGTAATCCACAAAATCTAAAGGACTCTCTACTTGAGCAGAATGCAGATGCTGTTGATACTAATGTTCAGTATGCTTCCGCAACTGTTGAGAACTTTACTGCGATTCAAACTGCAAATTATGATGTATATGAACTAATTCTATCAGAAGAATCTATTGCTGGAAAATTTGTCATTCCATATAAGACAAGACTAGCAGAACCACTATCAGATCAGGATTCAATTATTACCGTTGACTCCACTATTGGATGGCCAGAAAAGAACGGTGAAGTTATCATCGGTACTGAAATCATCCGTTATAAGGAGAAATCTCTAACACAATTCATTGAGTGTACTAGAGGCATCAATCAAGCAGCAGCTTCTTGGGATTCTGGTACCATCTGTACTTCAAACTTCTACATCTACTCAAACCAGGGCA